AGTAACTAGTGGTGGCACAACAGCATTAACAATTACAGATGGAGATGCAACAGAATCAACATCAGTTGCAAGACACGCTGTTATAAAATTGACAGGAACTATTACAGGTAATTCTATTGTAACTGTTCCAGATTCAATTGAAAAAGTTTACATTGTAACAAACGGCACATCAGGTGCTTACACTGTTCAATTTAAAACAGCATCAGGAACTGGTATTACTTTTGGTGTATCAGAAAAAACCACAAGACTTGTTTATTCAGATGGAACTAATATTGTTGATGCAGGATTTAGTGGTGCGTCTGATTTAGAAGGAAGAGAATTAGTTTTAGATGCTGATGGTGATACAACTATTACAGCAGATACAGATGATCAAATAGATATTAAAATAGCTGGCGCAGATGATTTTCAATTTACAGCAAATACTTTTACAGCACAATCAGGTAGCACAATTGCTGCGCAAGCACTAACAGCTACAACAGTAACAGCTAGTGGAATTGTAAAAACAGATGATACTACTGAAGCAACTTCTACAACAGATGGATCATTGCAAACTGATGGTGGATTATCTGTTGCTAAAGATGCTGTTATTGGTGATGATCTTAAATTATTAAGTGACTCTGCAGTATTAAGTTTTGGTGCAGATTCAGATGTATCACTTACTCATGTTGCAGACACAGCTTTATTATTAAATGCTGCAATGAGATTACAATTCAGAGATTCTGGATTATACGTAGGTTCAAACGCTGATGGTGATTTAGATATTGTATCAGATGGTACAGCAGTTGATTCTATTAATTTAGAATCAGCAGGTGGTATTACTCTTGATGCTGGCACTGCAGGTAGTGGTATTATCTATGAAGATGATGGCACTGAAATGGCTCGTATTCATAATTCATCGAGCAATGTTATATTAGAAACAAAAGTTTCAGACGCAGATTTTTCAATTAAAGGTAATGATGGTGGTTCAACTATTACCGCTTTAACTTTTGATATGTCAGATACAGGTAAAGCTACATTTAGTGGTGATGTAGTTGTAACTGGAGATCTTACAGTATCGGGTGATGATATTACTATGGGTACAAACACTGCAGGTAACTTATTAGTTGCAGATGGCACAAACTTTAATTCTATAGCAGTAAGTTCATTATCAGAAATATCTACAGTTGCTAACGATGATGTATTTTTAGCAATTGATACTTCAGGCGGTGGTCTTAAAAAAATTGCAAGATCAGCTGTTGTATCTGGACTTGCTGCATCTGGTGCTATATCAAATGTTGTAGAAGATACGTCTCCACAATTAGGTGGTGATTTAGATACTAACTCTGCAAATATTTTAATTGATGATGCACATTTTATTGCAGATGAAAACGGTAATGAACAAATTATATTTCAAACAACAAGTTCAGCAGTAAACCAATTTGATATTACAAATGCAGCTACAGGAAATGCTCCTGAAATATCAGCGACTGGAGGAGATACAAATATTGATCTTAAATTAACTCCAAAAGGATCTGGTCAAGTTGTTATTGATGGTAATGTTGGTATTGATACAGGAGTTATTGATCTTAAAAACGGTGGGTCACAATCTGTTGTAAGATTTTATTGTGAATCTTCAAATGCTCATTATGCACAAATTCAAGCACCTGCACACTCAGATTTTTCTGGTAATGTAACTTTAACCTTACCAGCTACTACAGATACACTTGTAGGTATTGCAGCTACACAAACTTTAACAAACAAAACTTTAACAACACCTGTAATTGCAGAAATAGATTCAGGTTCTACTATCACACTTGATGCAACAACAGATATTATTCTTGATGCAGATGGTGATAATATCACCATGAAAGCAGCAGGTACAACTGTTCTTGATTTTGTATTAAATGGAGCAACTGATGTTACTTTAGATGCACCAGGTGATCTTAAATTTGATGCAGATGGCGGTGATTTTAATTTCTTAGATGGTGGCACAGAAATTTTAAGAATATCTAATTCATCAAGTGATGTAATTATCAGACCAGTTGTTGATGCTAAAGATTTAATATTTCAACAAAGAGATGGAACAGAAGTTGCTAGAATTGAAGATAATGGCACATTTAATGTTGTAACAGATAAATTAGCTATTAATGGCACAGCAGTTACATCTACAGCAGCAGAGTTAAATATTTTAGATGGAGTTACATCTACAGCGTCAGAATTAAATATTTTAGATGGCGTAACAGCTACAGCATCAGAATTAAATTTATTAGATGGTGACACTTCAGTTGGTAGTTCTATTACCATAGCTGACTCTGATGGTGTCGTAGTTAATGATGGTGGAACCATGAAAACTGCCCCTGCATCTGATTTTAAAACTCTTGTTGGCGCTGCAGCTGGTGCCTTTTCTATAGCTAATCTAGATATTGATGGTGGTACAGATATAGGAGAAGCTATTGTAGATGCTGACTTATTTATAGTAGATAACGGAGCAGGAGGCACTAATAGAAAAGTTGCTGCTTCAAGATTAGTAACATATATTGATGCAAATTCTAGTGCTGCAACAGTAGGAAAAGCTATTGCAATGGCAATCGTATTCGGATAAAAGGAGAATAATATGGCAACACCAAATATAGTAAACGTAGCAACAATCAACGCACAAAATGCAACTGCTAATTTAACAGGCACATCTAGAACAGAAGCTCTTGATGTTCCATCAGACAAAGTTGCAAAAATAAATACAATCTTAGTTGCAAACATTGATGGCTCAAACGCCGCTAATATTACAATTGAAGTCAGCGTCGACAATGGTTCTAACTACGTTAAACTGGCGAACACAATATCTGTGCCAGCAGATGCAACATTAAGTTTCTTAGAAAATCCAATCTATTTAGACGAAACAGACTTATTATATTTTACAGCTTCAGCTGCAAATGATTTAAGTTATTTCGTATCATATGAATTGTTAGATGACGCATAGGAGGTTTAATTTATGGCTGGACAAAGCGGTGGATTAATAGGAACTCAAGTTACTCTTGTAAAATCATCTGGAGGCAATAACGAATCTAAATTTACATCTCCTGGAACATGGTCACCATGTGCTTCAGGAACTACATTATTAGATGTTGCTATTGTAGCAGGTGGTGGTGGCGGAGGTGGCTCAATAGGAGCACCTAAAAATGGTGGTTCTGGAGGCGGAGGTGCTGGCGGAGTTTTATTTATAGAAAATTTTCCATATACACCACCATCAGGAAATAAATCTGTAACTATTGGTGGAGGAGGTGCTGGTAATGCTGGTGCTTCTGCAAGTGGTGGAAATGGTGTAAACGGAAGTAATTCAGTATGGGGATGCTATACAGCTATTGGTGGCGGTGGCGGTGGCGGTGCTAATCCGTCTGATTTTTTAGCTGGTTCTGATGGTGGATCAGGAGGTGGCGGAATGGGTGGCGGTGGAAATAACGCTAGATGTGGTGGTGATTCAACTCAATCCGATGCTCCAGGTTTTCCAGGTTCAGCAAAAGCAAATGATGGTGGAACAGGAAATGGTGGACCTGTATCAGGAACTCCATGTGCCTGTAGAACAGGTGGTGGTGGAGGTGGTGCATCTGCTGTAGGTCCTTCTGGTTCTCAAAACAATGCTGGTGGGGCAGGGCTTCCACTAGGAGATGTTTTTCCAGCATCAGCACCTTTTGGAGATTCTAATGTAGTCGGTGGTGGTGGCGGTGGTGGACAATATTCACCTGGAGTAGCACCTTCTGTACCAAGCACTCGTCCTGCTGGTGGAGTAGGTGGAGGCGGTGATGGGGCAGTTGGTACTCAAGGATATCCTTGTGCACCAGAACCTTTAGCTAATTTAGCAAAAGGTTCAAATGCAGATGGCAACACTGGCGGTGGTGGCGGTGGTGGATCAAAAATTAGTTTTATAGCTTGTACTCCATATGACAGAGGTGCAGATAGTAGTGGTGTTGATGGAAGAGGTGGTGGAAATGGTGGATCAGGAATAGTATTAGTAAAAGAAAAAAATCATTTAATTGCACCTGGAATGTGGAATATAAATGAAGTTTATGAAAAAGTAAAAGACGGAGATTGGAGTAATAGTTTCTAGACAATATAAAAAATTTTTTATATACAACATATAGGAGAATATAAAATGGCACATTTTGCAGAATTAGAATCAAAAACAGACCCAACAGGTTTCACATCTGATACTCATTTAGTTGTAAAAAGAGTTGTAGTTGTAGCAAATGATATTGAAGCTAATGGTGGCACATTAGAGGATAATGACATGCATGTTGACGGAGAAACATGGTGTGTTAATTTTTTTGGAGGTGGCACTTGGAAGCAAACATCTTATAACAATAATTTTAGAAAACAATACGCAGGTATTGGTTATAGATATGATGCATCCAAAAATAAATTTTTATCACCACAACCTTATGCATCTTGGTCTTTAAATAGTAGTGATGATTGGCAAGCACCAATTACATATCCATCAATTGAATCTGGATCTGGTTTTGCTTACATGATTAGATGGAATGAAACTAAGTATCAAGCTGATAATAATAAAGGTTGGGAAGCAACTAAATCAAACGACACCGCGGAAACACCAACAGTATACGATTGGAACGGCACAGCTTGGGTGTCCGCATAGGAGACTTAACTAATGCCTAGAACCAATGGCGGTATAATCGGTAAAATAAATAGAACTTCTTTTGGGAAGTGTACTCAAACTGTTAGAACATCTAGTACACCAAGTGCTGTTACCACACAATCAGGCACAAGATTAGTTAAAACACTAATTGTTGCTGGTGGAGGCGGTGGAGGTGCAGACTATGGTGGTGGTGGCGGTGGCGGAGGTTTAAGAATTTTAGAATTACCTGTATGTGGTTCAGCTGCTTTAGGAGCTGTTACTATTGGTGGAGGTGCATCTGGTAGTAGCACCAATAATAC